AGACGCTTAGACACTGCACCAGTAAACGATCAAGGATTGCCTAAGGATGACGAAGATGATGTGGACAATGGCTTTAAAGGGGGTGATGACGATGACGAAGGACAAGACGGAGATACGGGACCAGACGAACAAGATTGAGTTGCGCGAAGATGATTCCGGAGAACGCGTTCTGTCCGGGTATGCTGTTAAGTGGAATACTGAATCGCGGACAATTGGGCTGTTCCGTAAATTTAAAGAACAATTCCGTCACGGCTCTTTTGCTGAATCACTAAGAGACAATAATCAATTTGCGCTATGGAGCCACGACGTAAACCAGCCAATCGGAAGCGTGGAAAGTGGCACATTACGATTATCAGAGGATCATATTGGATTGCGCTTTGAAATTGATCTGGGGGACGACCCACGAAGCCAACAAGTACATTCTGATGTAAAACGCGGGATCGTGAAGGGAGTTTCGTTTGGATTCAGGAATGCAGTTGATGATTGGGATAACAGTAATCCAGATGAAGCAAAGCGAACAATATCAAAAGCTGAATTAATCGAAGTTAGCCCTACGCCGTTTCCGGCATACCCAGATAGCGGAGTTAGTGCTAGGGGTTATGACCCTTTGAAGGAGCATGAGCAAGAAACGGAAGAAAGAACCGAAGAACAAGCAGCAAAAATAAGACTATTAACATTAATTTAGGGGGAATAAAACATGGATCGTATTAAAGAAATCAATGAACGTTTACAAGAAATTAGAGAAATGACAGAAGATGTAGAGAAAAGAGGTGATGCTAAGTTTACAGACTTAGAGAAAGAAGCCCGTGAATTAAGAGAAGAATTAGAAGAACTGGAATCACGTCAACGCATGCAAGAAGAAGCAAGAAGCATGGAGAAGGGTGGACAAGAGGCTCGCACAATTGAGACATTTAACTCTCAAGAACACACTGAAAAGCGAGAACAAACGGAAGAAGTAGACTGGGAGAAACGCGGGACAGATATTTATGAAAAACGTGCAGTAACAGTCGAAAGTGGAGATTTGATTTTACCTAAACACGATTCCGCAAACATTAAAGGTACATTCAATCAGATTTCTTCTCTGATCGATCGGGTGAATGTTGTTCCGTTGCAAGGCGGGGAATCCTACGAAACACCATACGATATCGATTATGGCGAAGGTAATTACACAAAAGAAGGAGAGCCTTACTTTGATGTTGATATCGAGTTTGGGTATGCACGAATTAATAAAACGAAGATCACAGCTTACAACGAAATTACTGAAGAAGTATTAAAGCTTCCACGTGCGAATTATGGTCAACGTGTGGTTGAATCAGTACGTCAATCCTTACGCAAGAAAATCACAAAGGAAATCCTTAACGGACGTGGGCCGGCGCAAGATGAGTTCGTTGGTATCTTTTCTGATCAAGCAACAGCAATTAATCCAGATACAGATATGGAGATCACAGAGATTAATGAGGACACATTGGAAAATGTTATCTATGCATTTGGCGGAGATGAGGATGTAGAAAGTGAATTTTCATTAATTCTATCCAAAGATACATTGCGTCAGTTCTCTAAAGTCCGTTATCCGGATGGTCGCAAAGTGTATGACATTAGCCACAATGGTAATACGGGAAGCATTGACGGTGTATCATACATCATCAATAGCGGAGCGGGTTCACTTGCTACTGCCGAAACTGGAGATTATCTCATGGCTTACGGTCCACTATCTAACTATGAGATGGCTGTATTTTCACCAACAGACGTGAAACGTTCTGATGATGTGAAATTTAAAGAAGGCATGGTCGCACACCGCGGTTCCGTATTTTCTGGCGGTAACGTTGCAGCATTTAACGGTTTCTTACGTGTGAAGAAAGGCGCTGACGACTCGGGGGAAGCCTAACGCCCGGGGATGAGGCTTTTCCGGGCGAAAACCAACACCCAGAAGGTGGCGAAAGAACATGAGTGACGTGACGTTGCTTGAAAAAGTGAAACTGTCTGCAAGAATCAGTGGTAATGCATTTGATGAAGATGTCCAAGATATGATAGACAGCGCCCGCGAGGAGTTGGTGCAGTCGGGTGTTAGTCGTAAAGTGGCAGAATCGAGTGACGATCCACTGATTGTTCGGGCTATGAAAATTTATGTTAAGGCAAACTTTGGCATTGATAGCCCGAATGCATACCGTTTTCACCAATCGTTTGAGTCATTAAAACGTCATTTAAGCATGGCGGGTGATTACAACAATGGCAATGAATTGGAGTGACGTTGTTGAACTGATCAGAGTAGTAAATGGTGTGGACGATGACGGTTTCCCTGTTGATGACTTGGAAGAAAAAAGACGGGTTTTCGCAAACCGTAAATCCGTCAAGTCCAGTGAATACTATGCAGCCAAACAAAGCGGGATCGAACTATCATATATCTTTGAATTGCGGTCAGTAGATTATGACGGTGAAGTAAAACTGAAGTATAACGATGAACCTTACGAGGTGGAACGCTCCTATGAAAAAGGGGAGTTTATCGAACTAACCTGCAACCGAGAAGGTGATAACCATGAACTTTGATTATGAGGGACTCGATGAATTGATCGCTGAGATTGATAGAATTGAAGGACTGTCAAATGAATTGAAAGATCAAGCCTTAATTGAAGGTGGAGATTACCTGCGTGATCAGATTAAGTCAGAAGTGTACTCACACGGTCTTACAAGGCGCAGTGGTGAAGCAGAGGAAGCTATTGTTCGAACAGATCCAGACAATAACGAACTATTTGTAGGAACTCAGGGTGGTAAAAAGCAACCTGGGTTTTATTTGTATATGCATGAAATTGGTTATTTTAACGTTCTTGCAGGTCGATTCATTGCGCCAAAGCCTTTGGTCTCAATCGTTTATGAAAGAAACAAGAGTGCCATTATGAATAAGTATGTGAACGTCTTTAGAAAGGGGATGGGCATGTGAGTTTAAATGGATTGATTATCGACACTTTAAAACCATTAAATGTGCCTGTCTCTTTTGCTTCATATAACCAAACTGCTGACACTTATATTGTATTCTTGGAATATAACCAGAAATCATGGCTAATTGCCGATGATGAGGAAAAACAAACAGAACATCTTTTTCAAGTCGATGTGTTTTCCAAGGGAAATTACTTGGATTTGGTTAAAGAAATGAAAAAACTACTAAAAGAAATAGGATTTAGGCGGACGTTTGAAACAGAAACGTATGAAGATGAAATGAAGCGATTCCGTAAAATTTTACGATTCGCCTATATATCAGAGGAGGAATATTAAATGGCTGTTATTGGATTGAAAGATTTACATTATGCAAAAATTGAAAGTGAAAGCAAAGAGGCAACGGAATATAGTGAGGTTAAACCGTTCGGACCAGCTATGGCATTAAACTTGTCACCATCATCAAACGACGAGGATTTATTTGCGGATGACGCGATTCTGTTTTCTGAATCGGCAAAAGGACCAACAACCGTTGAAGTTAACACTGCTTATCTTGAAGAAAAAGTAGAGGCGGACGTATTAGGGAAACAAATTGACGAACATGGTGGGATTGTAGATGGTGTGGATGATGCGCCTCCTTACATCGCAATCGGTGGCAAGGCAAAAAGTGCACGCGGTGGCTATGAGTGGTTTTGGATTTATCGCGTTAAATTAAAACCGGGTGAAGATAACAAGTCAACCAAGCAAGATACACCCGAATATCAAACTCCTAGTTTGGAAGGTAAGTCTCTACCGCGTCTGCATGATGGTCGTGAGAAATACAAACTGTGGGATAATAACGAAAAACTCAAAGATGGCGATAAGGGGATCTTTGATAACTGGTTCGATGAAGTGATTGACCCTGATTGGACAGATAGCAACTCGGGGGAAGCTTAACGCCTGGGGAGAAAACTCACCCAGGCGAAAATAAATATCCAACAGGCAATGACATGGAATGATTGGAAGCGCAAGCGCGCGAGATGGGCGCAGTAACGAGATTTTCTACCAAGAACAAGTAACAAAGGAGGAACAATAATGGCTTACGAAAAACAAGAATGGAAAAACGGTGAAGAGGGTGGTACACCCATCACTGCGGAAAGATTGAATCATATTGAGGAAGGTATCGCAGTTAAAGCTGAACAAGGACCTGCGGGAAAAGACGGCGCTAAGGGGGCTAAAGGTGATCCGGGCGCAGATGGCGCAGACGGTTTCCCTTCTGAAGAACAATGGAATGATTTAGTGGCGCGTGTTGAAGCATTGGAGGGATAACCTATGAAAATAGAATTATATATCGATGACGAAGAAAAAGTATTCACGACACCATATGTACCGTATCTTGCTAAACGGAAGTATTTAAAAATACAAGCAGCCGCAGAAGAAAAAATTAAAAAAGATAAAAATTACATTCCATCTACACAGGAACAGATGGACGACGAAGATGAGATCATCGGTATTTTGGCAGACGTAGTATTTGGCGGGCAGTTCACTGTGAATCAAGTCTACGCAGGTTGTTCAGAGGAATATATGTATAAAAAACTCCGTGAAGCGGTATTTGGCAAGCCTATCGAAAATACAGACGATGGAGAAGAAGCGGGAAACGATCAGGGGGAGTGACAGCCGGGGAGCTGTACACTTCCCTTTTATCTATGTATAAAAATTTGATGTTTCCACAGAACCCTGATGTCAAACGTTGGTCGATGTCAGAAATAGATGAGATGGATATCTTTTTGTTTGATGAATTAATGGAACATGAGGTATCAGAAGAACATAAACCAAAGCAAGAAAAAGAAGTATATCTATCTGATATATGGTAAGGCAGGTGGTGATTAATGGCAGATCATGAGATTGGTAATTTAAGAACAAGGTTATCCTGGGAAGATGATGGGGCTAATCGATCTTTAGAAGGATTTAAGCGTGACTTAAGAGGTTTGCGCTCTGAAATGAGCCTTGCAAAATCCGGAGGAAAAGAGTACACAAGTAGTTTAAAAGGTATGCGCGAACAATCTGATGTATTGACGCGTCGATTTAAGACTCAGAAAGAACAAGCACGAGAGTTGAGGCGTCGCTATGATGAACTTGTAGCGTCCGGAAAAGGGAATACTACACAGGCGAAAAACTTACAATCGCAATACAACAATACAACTGCCCAGATGAACCGAACAGAACAACAATTAAAAAGTTTAAACGATGAAATTAGGCGACAAAAAAGCCCGTGGACAAAAGTCGGCGAGCGTATGGAAACAGCCGGAACGAAGATGCAAACGGTGGGGCGCGGGATGACCACAACCGGAAGGCAGTTAACAGCCGGAGTGACAGCCCCAATCTTAGGAATCGCCGCAGGTGCATTAAAGGTTGGCATGGACTTTGAAGAAGGAATGTCGAAGGTACAGTCTATTTCTGGCGCAACAGGTGATGATTTAGGCGAATTGGAAGATATGGCACGGAAAATGGGTTCGGAAACGCGGTATAGCGCTACCGAAGCATCAGAGGGCATGTCTTACTTGGCTATGGCTGGCTTTGATGTGAATGAGATAATGGACACAATGCCGGGATTGTTAGACTTGGCAGCTTCGGCAAACATGGATTTAGGACAAGCTGCCGATATAGCGAGTAACATTATTTCTGGATTTGGTATGGAAGCAAGCGAAGCTGGGCGAGTATCTGATGTTTTAGCCGCTAGTGCTGCAAACGCTAATACTAGCGTTGATCAAATGGGTGACGCAATGAGTTACGTTGCTCCTGTTGCAGCAGGTGCAGGTCTGTCATTGGAAGAAACTGCAGGCGCAATTGGATTGCTTAGCGATGCAGGCATTCAAGGTCAACGTGCCGGAACATCCTTACGTAAAGTTATATCATCATTGCAAAATCCAACAGGAGATACAGCTAAGGTAATTGAGGAAATGGGTATATCCATGGAAGATGTTGACCCTGCGGCCAACTCACTTTCTGAAATTCTTGAAGTGTTGGAAGATGCAGGCATGGACAGTTCTGAAGCCATGAGATTGGTAGGGCAAGAAGCCGGTCCCGGATTGATTGCTTTGTTAGAACAAGGTTCCGGCGGATTGTCAGACTTCACAGAGGACATGGAAGATTCCGAAGGCGCAGCAGCTGATATGGCTGAAACGATGGAAGATAACGCTAAAGGTTCGTTACGTGAATTTAAATCAGCCTTGGAAGAAGCGGGCATATCATTATCTGAACATATGTTGCCGGCTGTAACTGATCTGATCGAAGGCGGTACAGATTTAGCCCGTAAATTTGGAGAATTAGATGAAGAAACACAGAAGAACATCATAAAGTTTGGTGGTTTAGTTGCGGCTGCCGGTCCTGCTGCATTAGTCTTAGGTAATGTAACTACTGCGACTGGCGGAGTTTTGAGGGTTGGCGGTAAGCTGTCGAAGTCACTTGGAAAAGCAGGCGGCGCAGGATTGATCGGCTCAATTGGCAGATTAGGACCCCTTGCTGTTGGCGGTGTTGCAGTCGCCGGGATAGCAGCAATTGCAGGTGGACTTTATAAGCTACACGAAAGATCAAAAGAAACCGAGGAAGCGAATTTTGATCTTGCAGAATCATTAAGTGATCAAGCGGTAGAACTCGATAATAGCGCGGACACATTTGATAAGTTATCCGAGAAGGCAAAAATAAGCAATGAAGAATTAGCCGAATTGAATGACTTGAATATCAAAATAACTGAATCAAACAATCCAGGTGAAATCAAAGAGTTACAAGAACAATACGATGAACTTGCTAAAAATTCCGGATTGTCAAAAGATGAATTGCAAGAGTTATTTGAAGCGAATAGCGACATTATTGAACAGTCTCCCGATGTTGAAACGTCTATATCTGAACAAGGTAATAAGTTTGTTGAAAACACGGAAGCTGTAAAAGAATATGTGGCAGAGTTATACGAGATGTCTAGGCAAGAACTGTCTGACGAAATGCTTATAGCGGAAGAAAACAAAAGAGAAATATTAAAGGATAACAAAGCATTAAAAGAGGAAATAAACGATCTTGATGATAAAGCTCGTACTTTACATGAGTTGGCCGCGTTGTCCGAAGAGGAAAGATATGAGAAGCTCTTAGAGTGGGAAGCCGAGATTAAGGAACAAATGGTTGAACACCGCGACGACCAAGAAAAAATGAATGAACTTAGAGAAGAAGAAGAAATTGTAATAGCCGCTATAAATGATGGTGCTGCTGAAGGTCTTGAAGAAATAAAGAAACAACGGGATGCTCTCAACGAAAAGGTTGATAAGAATGATGAAGAACTAGAAAAAATTAAAGCTTTAGACAACCAAATGGCAGATATCCTTCTAAAGCAGGTTGGCATCAATGAAGAAGGCGACAAAGGTCTTGCTAATCTGGATAAAAGTATTAACAAACATCAAGAAGAGATTGAAAAATTACGCCAACAAAAAGAAGAAAAAGGCGAGTTGTCAGAAAAAGACCAAGAGAGACTAAATAAACTAACTAAAACGTTAGAAAAAGAAGAAGATACTCGCAATGAAATATTCAAGCAAACAGGACTTTATAATGACTTAAATAACCTTGCTGATGGTCAACTTGAACGTCTTGATGAAGAAGAGCAAAAGAGGATTAAAAACCTTCTGAAAACAAATGAAATAAAGGTTGAAGAGGGAAACATACTCCAACAACTAAAGAATAAAAACACCGAATATGATGAACAAATTTCTAAGCTAGAAGAAAG